TTCTTAAATTACTATTTTCATTAACACTTGCTCTTCTAAAAATATTGTCATCAACATCAGTGGTTCCGAAATCACTTAACCAATTATGACCTCCGCGTTTTGGAACGCCGGTGGCTCCGGTATATTGTTTAGCTAATGAATAGAAGCGGCCGCCTTTTTCTGGTAATGAATCAGTTAACAAGTTAAAGCTCATTTGTACTGTTACTTTATGAGGTAATTGCATCATTGTTGGATCATCTTCTATGTTAATTTCCCATGTTGTATCTGCGTCATTCAATGTATATGACAGTGATGTAATTATAGCAGGTTGTTGATAAAATAAATCACCTATAGTTATGCGCATCCACGGGCCTTTTAACGCAATAGTTTTTGACCCATAATCTGGTGTAGTATAACCAGCAAGAGCATTTAGTTTTCTCCATATGGGTTTCATTTCATCACGTGATGTTGCATATACTGTAAATCCTAGATTTATATCTCGAGTATATCCTGTATATGTATAATTCGGATCAGCTCGGCCAATCATTGAAACTGCTTGCCAATTTGGATTATAATTATCAGACAATGTATCCAATATTGCACGAAATGCAATTATATCATCTTCATCATCGACATTACCTGCATTTAATTTAGGACCTGTAAAAAAGAATTTAATAAAGTCTTTGGTTAAATCAGTTGCACCTAAAAATCTATTGAATGCATTAGTTGCATCACCCCATGGGGCTTTCCAATTATAAACATCTTTTAATTTTCTCTGAGAAAAGTCTATAACGTTTACTTTATCACCACGGAATTCAGTAGCAAGCTCAGCAGGATTTTTTGTTATCACCCATTTGCCGCCGTCGCCAGCTTGATTTTCTTTCCAATAGGTCCGTACTTGTGTACCAGCAGTAAAGTCTTTACGTAATACATCCGGATCGCCATGGGTACCAAAACCATATGTTGATTCTAAATTGAATATTGTATATGCGCCGCCAGGTACAATTGATGCTGCAGCATATGCTATTGACGTAGCTGAGCCCAATGCATCGAAATTACGTATATTTCTAGTTGCTGCGCTAGCGCCATCTAATCTTACACTTTGTGGACTAAATGTAAGTCCTTTAAATGATCTAAAATCTTTGTATTTTGTTATAGACCAATTGGCTAATTCATCAATTCTAGATATTGGAGTGAATTCATATGGCTGATTCATATTTTCAGTTTCGCCGCCACCGTCACCTTGCAAGCGAAATATATTAGATGCAACAGGTGTTGGAATTCTATTTATTTGAGGCTGTGCAAATTGTTGAGTCAATCCAGTACCAAAGCCAGATGCTACTCCAGATAATGCATTTCTGCCTATTTGACTTATTGCAGACTTTAATGTAGAATTACCTCGATTTTGTAATATATCGTATCTAGATTGATATGTAGAGCCTGCAGGGTTTGTTTGTTTTTGAAAATCTTTTTCGTTAACTAGTTTATTATCTGTAGACACATATGGCGTACTTTCATACGTAGTTCTAGTATCAATAATTTGTTCAGTTTGTAATATAGATGAACCATACGGATTTTTATAATCATAAACTGGAATGTATATTACCTGATTTGGCATTTTAAAAAATCCTTATGCTATATTATTTATATTGTTTATAGTTTGACCTTGGCGTATTTCTAGTTGCGATTTAATTTTATCGCCATCAAATACATTGGTAACATGAAATGACATTTTACTTAAAGCGGCAATTAATGCTCTAGTGTCGGTACTCCCTACTGCATCTCGAATATTTGGAGCTGCTAAAATATCATCGCCTGGAGTTGTTTGGAAAGACCCATATGCACCTGTTATGACATTACTGCCATCGCCTGGAATAAATAAATCGCCTGTTTTTGTTGTTTGTGATTGCTCGCCCGGGCCAACTGTCGACATTTTGCCAGACATCATGTTTTCGGCAATCTTTGCAAACGTGCTAAACGCTCCGCCTATTCCCATAAGAGCTTTTATAAATTCAGATTGATTCATTGCTGTTACTAATGTATCTACACTACCTAGTGCAGAATTAGTTGCCTTATCTAAATTTCCAATTAAACTATTGATTTGCGTAACTTGATCGCCTGCCTTATCTATACTATCAGCATATTGTTGTTGTATTTGATCTTGTTTCTGCTCCGCTATTGACCGCCGCTCTGCTAAATATTGTTCTTGCTCAAGAATGCTCATCGTTTCGGTTGATTTCAATTTACCAGCGGCGCGCCTTTTTTCAGTTTCTGCCGCAATTAATTTTTCTATTTTTTGTTGCTCAGTAAGTTGATCAACTTGTTCTCCGCTTAATTTTGAACTTGCTTGTTGTTTAGCGACTATTGCGTTTTGTGCAGCGACTAGTTCTTCGCTTAATTTTGAATTTGCTTCTTGTGCAGCGACTGCTCCTAATATTTCACTTTTTTGCATACCAAATGCTGATGCTGCTTCTTGTAGTAAATATGGATTTTGTTTTAATTGTTCTGCATTACTTTTTATAAATGTATTTAATTGTTCAGTTAATGCTAGAGCATTTCCTTGTAAACGTGCTTCTTGAATTTTAGCTACATTTAAATCTTTAGCTCCTAATAATTGCAAATTTAATTCTGAAGCAATTGCTGACTCAACATCTAAGAAATTATCGCCAACTTGTAAAACTTTATTTAATTCTAATCCTAATTTTTTTGCTTGCAATGCTGCAGCTGCTAAATTTTTAGTGCCACTTTTTCCAAATACTGCTGCAGTTTCTGCATCTAAATCTGCAATTGATTCTATAATATCGGTATATGCTCCTTCATATTCTCCGCGCAACGTTTTAGAATAGTCTGCTATATCTATTTGCATTTGTTCATACGATTTAGCGCTAGCGCCAACCATTAAAGTTTGGTTTTTTGTAAATTGAACAACTTGTTCTGCAGATAATTTTAAATTGTTTCGTAAAAATGCAGACTGTTCTGCAACTTTTGTTCCAAATTTGCCAGCGTTTGCTAAATATGCAGCTTGGCCTGGAAATAATGCTTTTAATTCAACAGCATATTGTTTAAGTTTATCGGTATTAACACCTAATGTTACGCCTAATTTATCAAATCCTTGACTCAATTGTGCAGCTCGTAATGTAGATACTTTAAAACCTTCTGCTACCGCGCGGTTTCTTTGTTCTAGAACATTTAATTTTTCATATGTTCCGATAGCTAAATCAGATAATTCGTTAAATGCTGACGCTCTTATTACATCTTTTCCGCCTTCTTTAAATGCATCATATACGTTATTAATTTGCTCTGTTAGTATTTGTATAGATGTTTTTCCTTGACGGGGCATTTGTTTCAAACGAATAATAAGTTGCGCGTGACTGGTCATATAAATTGTTCCATTTTATATAAATATTTACAATGGAGATTTTACAATTTTAGATTGTTGCTTAGACTTTTGTTTAGATTGTTGCTGTTCAGCACGTTGTTGTGCATCTTCATTCATTTTGTTGATTTTTTTGATCCAAAATCTACGAAGATATACGGGCATGTTGTACAATGTTTCCCAGTCCCATCGACCAGCTCCGTACCATAATAAATTAAATAAACTTTCGTGAAGTTCTACTCGGTCTTCTGGCTTAAAACCAAAAAAAGTCTGTTCCAATCGGAAACCCGGCGATGAAGGTGCTCCCATCTTCACCTTCGAACTCATATTTCATATCTAGATCAGGAATATTATTTACTACATATGTACGAAACTTTTTTGAATCCTTTGCAAGAAATTCATAACGGATGAAATTTTTGATATCTTCTAAATTTCTAGTATCATTAACTTGCATAATCGTTCGCTCTAAAAATTCAGATATTTTTAATTCTTCGCCATCACCGGTTGATAAAAATCTAAATTTTAAATTTGTACCAGATTCTAATGTATAATCAAATTCACCATGGTCATCTGATTCTAATTCAAACTGTTTAGGAAGTATTTTAGTTAAATCAATTGTGCTGCTGAGCTTATTCTTAGTATTTGGATCAGTAACGGTAACTGGATACTCTTTTCCGTAACTTAGTATACGTGCTGCAATAATCAAACCGGTCTGATCTATTTTAGAAATTGTTGAATATTCAACGGGTGTTACAATTAACGCTTCAATTAATTTATCAAATACAATACCTTCTCGCAAATATGATGGATTTGTTAAAATATCTTCATCATATGCAGTCATATATCGCATTTCAATTTTTCCGGAACGAAGTGGATGTGTTTTTGGATAAACTTGTCCATTAGTAATCAATTGTATTACTTCACTTGGAATAGTTTTGCGTTTGTCTTGTTCATATTGTTGTTTTGCTAGTAAGATTAGATCTTGATTCGAAACTCGGTCTGTTAATCCGCTCATTTAAACTCCTATAACTTTATTATAAATATATATGAACATAAAAAATGGGGGCAAAAGCCCCATTGAATTGTGATTTTTAATATCCGAGAATTGCGTAATCGTATTTCAATGTTAACTCGATTGTTACAGCATCTTCTGTACCCCAATCCATTTGTCCAAAGTTTGCATCTAATATAAATGCACCTTTTAATGTCCAGTTTTCAATTTTTTCGCCTAATGCTGATAATGCATAAAATTCAATATTGCGCTTATAATCAGAAGAATAGCCATCGCGGCCCGTAAAAGATTCATGATGAAAACGAACCCATTCCATTACTGATTGAGCACCTTCGGCTGTCACCGGATCATACAATGTAATAGAAATATCATTCCAACGTGATTTGCCTTTTACTTTACGATCAATGTTGATGTGATCTAAAACAATTTCGCCGTTAGTGATGCTAGGACGAGCTGCAGCCTTTACTAAGTATGCAGGAATATTTGTACCAGCTAATTGCATGATAAATCGATTGGTATATTTCGGTTCCCACGAAAACGCAGTGTTAAACAAATCGTCTTGACTAATATCTGGTAAAGTTGGAGTTAGTGGCATATTTGTATCCTCTTTTTTCTTTTTATATAAATATTGGCAAAGTAAAAAAGGTAGAACTGAAGTCCTACCTTTCTTTTGTTTAACCTGAATACTATATAAGGAAGCTAGCTCCTGTAGGTTGAATATTAAAGTCTAATACAATAAATTCAGCCGTTCTAGTTGGTTGAAGGAACAATTGACCATATAAAATATTTTGATCAATTAAGTCTGGCGTGTTATTTGACTGATCCATAACAACACGGAATTGATACAATCCTTGACGATTTTTTACTGAATCTAAATAAGGATTAACAATTGCTAAGAATCGCAAACGTGTTGCATCTGTGTTTTGTTCGAATACTAAATAACGAGTTGAAGATGCAATAAATTTCTTAACTGCAATCAACAAACGACGCACATTTACGCGGTCTAATGCACTTGGTCGAGCCTGTAATGTCTTTTGCCCCCAAATTACTACTCCTTCATTAGGGAAGTTTGCAATAGGATTAACGCGTGCATCATACAATGTATCGCGATTTGCTTGTGACAATCTTACATATGTATCAGATACTCGAGTCAAACCGCCGCGATTCAATCCTGCTGGAGCATACCAAGGTTGAGCTACAGTGTCATTAAATGCTAATGCACCTGGCACTACTACCGAAGGTGGTACCCATAATGGAATGTTATTAGATGGATTGGTAATTCTTACCCATGGCCAATAAGTTGCAGTATAGCTACTATCTGTACTTGTTACTTGATTAACTACGGTTGAAATATTATCACCTAATGCATTTGAATCCATTACATAGAATGTATCTTGACGAGCTTCTACTAAATTCTGAGCTAAATTGGTTACTGCTGAATGAAGTCTTGTTACAATACCTGGAGTAACTAACAAGTTCATATCATAATAATCTGTATTGCTTAATAAACCAAATGCTTTATTATAAGCAATCGTACCTGGTGATGATGCATTTGTACAATCAAAACCAAATGTGTTACCTTCAGTAATATTTGCACCCGAATATTTTGGTAAGTTTGGACGAGCTCCATCAAAGCCGCCTTGGAATGGAACTACAAATTTACGAGTTGTTAACGAAACATTGCTAGTAAATGTGCCTGCCGTTAATGCAGATTCTAATGATCCTGAATATGCAGTTGCTAATGTTGGGAAACCAACTTGTGAATCTTGAGATACGTCACCTAAATAAAAGTCTACACTGCTTCCTGTTGATGAACCTGAAGTAGGAGTGGCTCCTAAATAACTCATGTTGCTAGCAACATTGAAATCAAATCCAAGCAAATTGTTTGTGCTAAATTGACTTGAAACAACTTGTGATGTTACATATTGAGCTGCACGTAAATTCAATGAACCTGATGCATTTGGTATTGTAGAAACTGGAGCACGGAATCCAAATGGGAACAATGTTTTATCATTTGTTTTGTTAGAAACGCCTTCGGTAACTTCAACACGAATGTAACGAGATTGATTTGGATAATCTCCCGAAATTACTAAATCACCATCGTTGGTTACGGTTTGATAACGATCGCCGATAACTCTAGCAATATAACGAGGTGAATCTGGATCTAAGTTTACATTTAAGAATGATTCAATTGCTGGTGAAGAATCTGTATCAGAAATCAAACCGTAAATTGAATTTGTAATGTTTGCAGTATTAACTCTGCGTACTTCTACCGTAAATGTTGCATATCCATTTGGATCAGATACTTCTGTTGCAGTTTTAATGTCTCGAATTGCAACTTTAGTTTCATAGTTAACTGAATTACCATGAGACAATGTGTGGAAGCGAAGCAAGTTTTTAACTGCGCTACCAATTTTTTGAGATGTAACCCATGGTGTTGTTGCAACCTGGAAATCTTGCAAAAATTCATAATTTGATAGAATTGCTAATTCTGTAGTAACATTGCCTAAGTTATTGAATAAACTTGTTGCTGTTGTATTTTCATACTGCACATAAACTGGATAATCCAATGATTTAGGTGAATTGCCAAATACTTTGCTTAAGTATGAATTACTTGATTGATTGATCGATGCTGATACCGTAGCTCCATTTCCAGCAAGGAATGCTGAGAAGCCTGGTACAGATGAATCAGTTGCAAATGAACCCGATACTTTAATTGCAAATGAGCCTGAGCCAGCATTCAACAATACTGTCTTATCAAATAGATTGGTTGCAGCATTGTATGTTACTGCTTGAGTTGGGTGCAATACGTGTGTTACAACTTGAACGGCCCCAGCGCCAGATCCTGATTTTGCTAGAATTGCTAATGCACCATTGGTTAATTTATAACCATCTTCATACAATAAACGTGTTACTGTAATAACTCCTCCACCTTGACGTAAATAATCTTCTACTACGAATGGAACATATGATTCATCTGTATATGAAC